TTATAATCCACTATCCAGTCGATGTAACTGGCTTTGCTGTGTCCGTTGCCATAGATTTCTATGCCATTGGCATCCAATCTATAACGTCCATTGTACAGATATTGTTCAACTTCGGTGTTGTATTTGTACAGGTCTCTGTCGGCAAACAAACTAAAAAATTCTGCGGGACGTGTCAGGGCCAACAAACGCATGACAGCAAATGGATAAGACGAACTGCTTCTCCAACTGTATTCAACCGGTCCTTCATCACCAAATACCCAACTCTTTTGAAACTGGCTGGAATCATACATGCCAACCACAGTGTCAAACGGACTCAACAACTGTCCTTCGCTGTCAACTGGTACTACCTGTTGTAAACCAGTACGTCTGTACTTGGGCAAAAAGTATTCGCCAGCAGGATCTGCTACACGACCAAGCGCCAGGTCATCCCATAGCACCATGTTTCCTGATGTGTATGGTGCAGGACCATATTGGCTTTCCCACCACTCAGGTTGTTCGCTGAATCCCAACATTTCCCATGGTGTGCTTTGTGGACTGGTTGTGTCATAAAAATATTCATACAAGCCGCGCCATGCACCCACTGGCAACGGTTGTTCAGTTCTTATGTTGGCGCTGCTGAGCTTGTTGCCACTGGCACTGTAATTCCAAGTAAATTCGTTGGTTGGAATATAATCTTGTGTGGTATACGCCAACTTGTTCCAACCTATCCAACTTAAAAAACTGGGAGAAAGAATTTGATTGATTTCGTTGAGACTGTAGTCTGTGGTTCTGAATTGACCAGGAATCACATCTTCTTCGGTCAATGGCACTGCAGATTTAATTTTTAAATTATTGAAGATCCTGGTTTCAAATTCCAGCAACAACTCATCTCTAAAGTCTCCAAATGCCACAGTCTTGCTGCCATCGTGTCCTTGGATCACAAACGTGGGATTAACATAGGTGGTATCCAAATACATTCTGGGTCTAAATGCTGGATACAATCCCAACTTGGTTGGTGTGTTTGGCACAAAGGTGCCATAGGTTGAAGCATATTCTTGTATGACTATGACATCACCTACGTTGAGATTGGCAGTAATGGTAAGAGTAGGACCTTCAGTGCTGACCACATAGTCGTAGCCAGATTGTAAAATCACGTCATTGACAAATACCAACACACTTTTGTAATTGCTGCTGGTAAAATCGTAGGTGGTAGAAAGATTGAATGTTTTGCTGGTTATGGTAGTAAACACCGTGGTTGACTGTGAATACACTGCGTTGGCCGGAAGCATGTCTGACCAATAAAATGGATTCAGCTGAGTGCGACCGGCTACCAAATTGGTTACCACTGCGGTCAACATTTCAGGAATGGTTAGATTAGTGTAGTCATTGGTGATAACATTGTTTAGCAATTGTACCTTGTACTGTTCATACTCTCTGCTGTTGTATTCTAAGGCACTAAAAATATTGTATTGAGCACTGCGCATAAAATATCCGGCCAAGGTCATTGGAGAACTATTTTGCACAATGTTAGTTCCAAAAGGAACAATGTTTCCTAAGTCTCTTGAATTGTTGTTGCCATTGATTGGGCCAACCAGCCCTAGTAGATTTTCACAAATAGTTTCATAATGACTCCTGGCAGTGCCCAGAGTAAATGAAGGGCTATTGATGTTCAATGGATTGTTTTCAAGATTGATCGGTACCTGATAAAAGGCCACCTTGCTGGCCTGGTCGCTCAGCACATCAACTTCAATAAGCTCGCCTGGAACATAAGTTTCGGACAGTGTGATAGTTGTACGATCTGTTCCTATCTGCACGGTATACTTGTATGGCTCAATAAAATTTCCGCCCACATAAATTTGCACGCCTGGCACGATGTTGTTTGGTAAAACAGCCACGTCTAACTGTAATGGTCGTCCATCATAGCTGAACTGAAACTGTTGTCTTGCACGGCTAGCAACTGGGGCAGTTTGCCAGCCCAGTTTAAGTGTGTAATTTACACGATCTGTGTATTCTCTTACAAATCCTTGACTGATACCCTCAGTTGAACTCACACTGTTTTTTGTATAGGTGAAAGTATCTGTGTATAGATTGTTGTCGAACACTATATCGCCTATGTTTGCCAAACTCAAATATTTTAAAGGAAAACCCAACACAGTGTCATTGATACTGCCTTCAGACGCATAGCTAAACAATTTGCTGCCAACAAAATTGGTGCTGGGATATTTTTCTCGGTTGCCAAGGCTTATACCGGCGCTGTCGTAAACATCAAATAACGGCGGTTGATTGACTGACATTTTTTCTTGCGTGAGAAAAATCCAGTCAACACCGTCAAACCAATGGCTCATGCCCTGCTGTGTGTCTCCACTGAGACATACCACGGTATCGCCGGCTTGAACTTGAAAGTCACTGGCCGGAACCAAATTAATAATAGGTTGTGCAATTTCAGGTGGTACGGTATCTGGAGTAATAAATTCAACCACGTAAATTTGTGACTTTACCGCAGGGTCAGTGTCGGCTGCAAATATCACACGACTTCCGTTGATCAATTCATATCCGTCAATAAAATATCCAGTGCTGCCGTTTATTGTGCTCAAAGCATCAGTGGTCTCAAAATCAATCACGTCAACTGGTTGTAAGCCACGAGTACCAAAATCAAACAAGCGTAGTCCCGGTCTGAATTCAAGAATTGGACGACGGCCCCGTGCCGCATTGTCTACCACAGGCACGGTGTTGTTATAGGCCGCTGACTGCTCAATCACACTGATATGAAACCATCTATTGCTACGAGCCCAGGCGTTAAGATCAGGACTTGCACGATTAATTGTGATATAATCTTGTTCAACTGGTTGATTCAAACTGGCATCATAATTTCCAACATCATATCCTGTGCTGTCATAGGGTACCTGAGCACTAATGGTGTAAGGTTCGGGGGTTACAAAATTTGTAACTGGTAATAACTGTATGGCGGTTCCGACACCTTCTACATAATAATCTTTATTTTGATAACTTGCCGGGCTTACAGATCCTATAAAAGTTACCTTGAGCCCATTGGTGAATTCCACACCATTGGCACTGGTGTAATTTTTTTTACCTAGGATGTCGTCGATATCTAGAACATCTACCTGGTTTTGATTGATGATTTTAATTGGTCCAAAAATTTCTGGATCTGTGCCATCCTGATAATACAATACATTTTTAGTGGCTGTCAGCAAAGGTATTTGTTGGAACTCGCCGCCACTGTCTTTGTACCATCCAGTGTTGCTCCACTGATCGCCAAACTGTATGGTAAACTTGTAAAAATCAGGAACCAGACTGACACTGGTCAGTTGCATGTATTGGCCGCCGCCCTCGGTGTTAATGTATTGTATTTGCCACACACTGCGTTGAATATTAACATCGACAATTGGAACCGTTTGATCAAAAGTGATGGAGTCATAACTGCCGGGCAGACCATTTTGAGAAGGTATTTGTACAAGAGGATCAAACTGTGTAGTGACTTCCCATCCGCCGGCTTCAGGATCGGTATTGGTTTCTGTAAAGATTACAGTACGACCGTTGAGATTGGTTATGCCATCTATACCGTCAGGAAACTGTTCAAAAAATTGATCTACAAACACATTGTTGAGTTGATCAAATTGTAATGGGCACAATAAATCAACACGACCACCGTTGTAAGGAATTGGAGTCAGGTTGTAAAAAAAATCCTGAGCTGTGATCAACGGCACATTGAATGTGACTGTGCCAAGGTCTTCGCCGTTGTTGACTACTCCTAGCACATCTCTCGAACTGATGTTGGGCGTGGCTGGAATTCGACCGTTTACGCCAGGGTCTGACTGTATCCAAAATCCAGGACCAGTGCCCGGGGTTCCATCAACAATATTAAACACGCCTTGCATGTTTTGTTGAGTTGGGTTGACATAATACAGAGTGTCTGGTGCATCCTGCGGAACCACAAAGGTAATAGTGCCGGTTGCGGAACCGTTGTTGGTAACACCATTGTTGTACAAATTAATCAAACCTAGACTGGGTTCGGTCTTGATGTAAAACGGTAAAGGTATGGTAGGTACCATGGTAAAAGTATAGGTATTACCGCGTACTAGGGTCAGGCTTGGATTGTTTACATAATCAATTACCCAGGCACTGGTGGCCTGATTGCTGACACGAAAGTTTATGGTTTCTTTGGCATTTTGTGCAACCTGAAAAGTGTAGTTTCCTCCACGAACCAGAGTCAATCCTGGATTATTTCCTGCCACGCCCGAAAATGTATAAACTCCATTTTCTCTGGTGACCACAAAATTATCCGTAAGCGGAACTTCGCCTGCAAAAACCTGCACTGAATCTGGTCCTGCTGGCAACCAATAATACTGACTGTAGTTGATAAATTTGTCAAAATCTACAAATGGGTCCCAGGCATAATATTCGCTGGTATATAACCTGTCAGAGTTGTTGACCAAGGCGCCTTGCAACTCCAGCGCATCGGTTATTCCAGGATATGTTATGGCATCTTGAACAAGATTAGTATCATCTGCAGTTTTTAAAATTACTCCAGGTTCAAGTTGATAATCGACACGGGTAGCCGTTTGTTCTGTGATATACTTGTCATTGGGATTGACTCCAGGGCCAATCCGTCGTCCTACAAATCCTTGAATTTTTTTAAACTTGGGTTCCTGGACCAACTGATCCAAGGTAGCAGACAACACCTGTCTGTTGGTGGATGTTTGAAATATTTCTGGTAAAAAGTCTACGGATCTGGTACGAGCCATTAAATTACTCCACTACCAGGGGCAGTACGCAGATTGGTGCTGGTCAAAGCTTCAATGACCTCGACATTGGCCACTGTAGCGGCGTTTACAAAAATTTGATTTGGCGCACAACGTATCTCATACAAATCTCCAAAATATTTTTGTGGGTTCAATGGTACCAAGACCACACTGCTGATAATTCCTGCCATGTTATCGTGCAGGTATGCACTCAATTCTGAAAAATAAAATGTGTCACCAAAATCCCAAATATCTAAACTGAAATAGTTGTTGAGATTTTGTACAACTAAATTTTTAATCTCGCTGACACTGGCAGTGCTGTTGAACGCCTTGATCACTTTGATTGTGGCACGCAATTGTTCTGGAGCTTTGGATCCAAACAACGGCTGGAATTCTACACTGTTTAATATCATGGTATCACTGATCATTTTGTATTCTTGTAGTCCACCGTAGGTAGTGGTCAAGTAATCAATGGTAGGTGCATCGGGCTTGGCCACGATACCTGTCGTATCTTTGATATAATTTTGATAGGCAGTGTAGTACTCATTGGTAACCACATACACGTCAATGATATTGCTAGTACCTGGGTCAATACGATTGGTCAATGGACTGTTGTGCCGGTATTGGAAAAACAGATTTTGTCGGCCATTGCGAGCAATATAATCTGTGGTTGTCTGCAAGGTTCTAACCCCGGTGGTGATATCAATCAACAATTCATAAAAAGTTGATGTCTGATAAGCATAAAAAATTTGCCCGGCCACAAATTCTTGTTTGATTAATTCTAGGTCTTCCTGTGTGGCGTATTGGCTGTTTACTATGCCAGAATCTATCAACACGTATCTTTGTAAATTGTCAAAATCCACTATGCGTTGTAAAAATACCCAGGGACTGTTGGCCGTGGGCGTCTCTGGTACAGGGCCAACAATGTCTGTAAAAAAATCTGGATTGTCTGGCACGCCATCATTGTCACGATCTTGGAATGAAACCAGGACCTGGTAGTCGTCGACCAAGCCATCAGTTTGTATAGGTTGCCCAATAATTTTTGTAATCACGTCTGATCCCAGTGGCAGAGATGAATTTGGTCTGCTGTTGGTTTTCAGCGTGTTGATAAAATCGCTGATGGTGGTTCCAGTTCTGCTGTCGTAAACTTGTTGGTCCGAAGTAAAAAAGAACCTTGTTTGAATCACGCTACCAAAAAAGTAATCTAGGGCACGATATGTCACAATATAAAAACTTCCTGTGAATACAAATTGTACCAACCAGCTGGCATCAAGATTAGCACCACTGGTATTGCCAGCATAGGCCTGACTCCAGGGACCATCTATGTTCAAGTTGGTATTTGTTATCAAGTACCATGTACCAGCTGTGCCTGTGATGGTTCCAAGATTATCGTAGGCAATACCAAAATTTCTGCGCAAACGAATTTGATCAGCCATGCTGGTTTCAAAACTGACCGGTAGGTCAGTTACAAAAATAGGTATGACTTCAGTGGCAATGGCGTCTGTGGGAATGTAATTGTTGAGAGCCACTGGTCCAATGCCATTTGAGAAATTACCTAGCCCTTGGTTGGTGCCATCTAGATAGATTTCCAATGGGCTGGCCCATATCACTAGTTTTTCGTCGGCCTTGGTAGGCACCCCGGCCTTGAGTCTGTTGTTGACGTCAAAATAGTAACCTGGAGGTGGCACAAATTTGACCAAACTGCCCACAGTGATAAAGCGTGTGTTGTTGCTGGAAAAATTTCCTATGCTCACAGGATTACCTAACACATTTTTAAAATATCCAGTGGTTGTGTTGGCCTGACTGGTACTTAAATTCCAGCTCACGTTCAAAGTTGTCAATGAAGACCTAGGAAACTTGGCATAATAAAACTGTGTAGATTGACTGGTTCCCAACAACGGTTGAATTTGATTTACAACAACTTCGTCAATTTCATTGTTGGTAGTGGTGGTAAATTCAAAAGTAGGCAAACTGTAGTTTTCATACAAGGCGCCGTCACTGCTGAATGTGTTGGTGCTGGAGTACTTGCCAGTGTTGTCCACCAAATCAAGATATCTGCTGTTGCCAATGGATGCGCGATTCAATGCCTTTGATTTTAAAATTGAATTGTAAGCAGTAAATGGAAAGTTGTTGTAGTCCTCGCCATTGACCATGCGATTCTGTGTGTAGTACCTGGCTGGAGCACGAGCCTTGATCTCATCCAAGGTTTCTCTTGGCTGAGCATTGCTTACAGGAGTAGTAATACCACATGTGAATGTGATGGTTTCTAGCTGACCAGTTCGACTGATGTAACTGATAGGTATGATCACACTCTGCATTTCTTCTGGATTTATAATGTATTGCAATCCATTGCTGGCTCGCACATAACAACGGAACTGTCCCACTGGTATGGCTGAGAATACACCGTCACCAAAATCCAAAGTGATCTGATCATTGGTACGACTGGTTGTGCTAAAAAGTTTGCGCAGGCCTGGGCCAGTTTGTTCTGCCGCGGCCCCATACACGCTGGGCACATATTCCCATTCGGAAGCAATGCTCCCCACATTGTCTAATTGATAGAGCCAACGGTCTTCATTGTTGATGCCTTCGATGTTGATGTCGACGGCACGATTGCTAACACGGTCAGCCAAGTTGAAATCTTGATTTTGTAACACACCCTGTTTGAACAGGAAAAAGTATCCGGTATTGGCACTGGAAAAGCCCAACTGATCGTTGCGGAATAAAACGTTGAATACGCCGTTGGGCTGTGGGCTGGGCTCGTAAACAAAACTTTTGCCCACGATAGTGGAATTCACAGCTTCAAAGGGCATGTTGATTCCGTCCACGGTGGCTGTGTATGGAATCACAGGCAAATAACCCGGCACAAGATTTATGCTGTATTGTGCAGTATCAACTCCTAGAATGGTGCTTCTGGCGCCAGGAACACCTATGCGTTGGCTGTCTACCAAGGCTGCATTGATAATGGCCGTGAATTGTTCTTGCCAGCTAAAATTTGTTGGGTCGGCCCAGTTTACTGTGACATTGGCCAGATCAATTCCATTGATGTCAGTGACATTTTCTGTGGTAGATACGGAAAATACTTTGAGATATCCACTTGCTTCTATGTTACGTTTGGGAGTATAACTGACCAAATTGGCCAGTCTGACCACGGAATCTCTGCGTTCGGCGGTGTCTAGGTAATTTTCTCTTGTGTTAAGATCTGTGCGGAAAGCCAGTGCCTGCCCCATAAAGGCCATAACGTCCAGCAAGGCAATAAATTCTGAACTTTCAATGTAGTCATTGAATGTTTCTGGATAATACAGACGCAGATAGTCCACAAAACTTTTGCGCAGGGTTTCAAAATCATAGCTTTGAAAGTCTGCTTCTCTATAGGTTTGATAGATTCGCTTCCAATCTTCTACGCCAAATATTGCTGTTTGTCTAGTGGTCTTGGCCATAATAATCCAGTGTTCTTGTATTTATGGATTTCAAAAACGGCGCAGTTAAACGTAGCTGGCTCGGCGCTGTTGTTGATCAAAAAATATGCTCAACAGTTGTGCATCTGTGCTGGGCACTATGGCTAATTCAACCTGTATTAATATGCCATTTTCCTGTGGAAACACCTGCACGTCTGATATCTGTATTCTTGGATCATATCCGGCCACACGTTGTATTTCGCGCTCAATGGCCAGGGTGGTTTCGTTGGTTTGATTTTCAAACAAATTGTCCCACAATGCTGTACCGTACTGTGGACGCCCCGGTAATTGGCCCTGTCGTATATTTAGACCATTCAACAGGTCACGCTTTACTAGCTCTGTGTCTAGCAAAGTAAATTTTTTAAATTGATCTTGAGTGTTAAAACCAATAAATGTTGCCATAGTCTAGTATTTAACCTCGATCAGTGTTTGGTGCGAATCTAAAAGTTCCGTCCTCGTTGGTAGTGGCGCCCAATGACACAGAAATATTGCCCATGGTCGCAGATATATTGGCCGCGTCTGTGTATTCAATATCTGGAATTTTTGGGTTACCAATGATATCAGTCACAGCTTGATCTATTTCGTCTCTGATGACAGTGTTTTCAAATCCGCCCAACTCAGGAGCCACATTCAAAACAGCCCCATAGGTGTCAGCAAAATCTATGGCATATTGCCCTTGTCTAGCAGTGTTTTGTATCAATGCGGCCAACTCACCGCTGGTTTGTCCTCGTACCCAAGCTACCACAGCATCCACACCATATCTTACAGCAGGTTGTAAAAATGTGGCAATGAATCTGGCTGATTCGGTACCATTGATTATCCCAGTGTCAATCAGGCCCTGATAAGCTCCTTCATAAAGAGCAATCTGCGCAAGATTTTGTATGGCCGGCGAATTCAAATAGTCAGTAAGGCTGTTGATGTTGAATAGTCCAGTCCATGCTGCAGGAGTATTCAACACAGCAATAGTCATGCTGGGTTCAGTGATCAAACTCAAACTGGTTGGTTTAAGCAGTTCGACCAGCACAAGATTTTCTGGAGTTTGGCCATATTCACCAACTCCGCGAGTGGCCACTAGAGCCCCCGCATACACTGGCATATTACTATCGTTGATGAACCAGTCTGCCAACAGATTGCCAGTGGCATCGTAGGCAGTGTAAGTGGCGGCACGTGCAGCCTGGGCAGTGAGAGCAGTAACTTGTCCTTGTGTGATCATTGACTAGTCCTGATTGATTGGAATTGACTGTATCGCTGGAGGCTCTGCCAAATAATTTTCAGCTGATATAGGATTTTGTATTGCAGTGGTGTTGGTTCTTTCATAGGCCTGTTCTGTCAGTGAACGCAAACTCACAGTGTTGGCCGTGGCTGCAGTCTGTGTGTTGCTGGTTCCGGCGTTGGTGCTGTTGAGATTGGATGTGACATTGACTCCTTTGCCGTGATAAGGATAGGGTTCGTGCGTGGGTGCTCGAGTCACTATGGTGTTCAACGTTCCTGGTTGTGGAGTCCACCCTTGGTTTGCTACGAATTTTGTGTCAACTAATTTGTATCCAGCCATGCTTTGCACGGGACTCACGGATTGTGCCGCTGCCCCATTGAGATTGATAACCTGGCCTTTGAGATTCAAACTGCTGCCGCCATCCCAACTGCTGGTTTTTCCTTTAAGGGCCAACACACCATCACTGCGAATACCCACACGAGTTTTTCCAAACATGGTTATGGCTGCATCCGAATACATGGTCAACGCCGAGTTGCCTTCAAGCCTGAGTTGATTGTTGGCTTTCATGCGTATGCTACCGCCGGCATACATGTTGATGTTTTGATCCGCATGTAGATTGATGGTGCCCTGGGTACGTATGTTTACTGAGTTGGTGCTGAACACATCTACTGTGCCCTGTTTGCCCAGTTCAATCCAGGTTTGTCCATTGGCATGAGTGATATAAAAACAATCACCATCATCACTCATGGTTATCTGATGCCCTTTGGCGGTGCGTATGCGAACCAAGGTGTCTGTGCCGGCCAAGTCCCCGTCATCCATGACCAAGGTATGACCGCCTTGCCGACCAATTACCACCACATCCTGGGGCTTGATCTCGCCTTTCTCTAACTTTGAGGTTATGGTCTTGGGATCTAGACCACCTTGATAAATGGGTTTACCTGGAGTGCTGATGCCATACACAGTGCTAGGGCTTTCACGCTGACTGTTGCTACGAATAGGTCCTCTTATGGGATCACGATTCAATCCTTGCTGGAACAATATTCCGGCCACCACACTTTGCACAGGCTTAGGTGCAGTAAAAAATCTAGGATTATCGTTGATTCCTTTGTTTAATTCGTTTATTTCTGTGACTGGCAACAGCGGTGTGTTTACAAAATAATTTTCCTGGCTAGCATTTCCAGCCACATATCTTTGACTGCTACCAATGGCTGGAATCATGTGGTTGATACCTTGTTCGGGTATGCAACCAACATAGTAACCCTGATTGGGATCACCGGCCACAAAGAAGCACAGCACACTGACCCCAATGTCTGGTGGTGTAAACCACATGCCGTAGCTGTTTCTGTTGCCAGGATATGTGCCGGCTCCGGCACTGGTTCCTGACTGTGGGGTGGCTCCATAAAATGGTGGGCAATAGCTCACAGTGCGCCAGAGAGCCGTGTTGGTCAAATCTGGTTTGCCGTTCTTGTCGGTGGATCCAAATTGTTCAATGTAAACTTGCAATCGACCACTGCGGGTGAGATCAACATTGTTGACTACTATGCCAATATATGGTCCCATTTCGGCAGGCATACCACCACGATCAAACTTGTAGTTTTGAGTGCGTCCGCGACTTCGTTGTACGTTTTCTGCCATTGCTGTTCTCTTATGGGGCGTTTACACCTGAGTCATCACTGCCTGCCATGACTTGCGGGTTATTTACTTGACCTGGAGTGGTCCCGGCCGCATTTGTTGGCAGAGTTCCTACCGGCAAGCCAGAGGATGTAGGAGCCACTGGCGGAGGTGCAACCTTGACAGCGGCTCGGGCTGCGCTGTAGCTTTGTATGACTGGATTGCCGAGCAAAGCTCTACCCTGGAAGTTGGATCCATCGGTGTTGACTCCGGTGATCACACTCAGCACATCGCCGAATCCTTCTTGGAACTCCGTGCCCAATGTGTTGTTCATGATCGGAGTGTTCGGTACGATTACCGCAGCCTTTTGAGGTGCTTTGTTGCCAGGTGGTGTGGGTGCCTTGGTTGGGAACAACATGAGTTTGCCTTTGAGATTCTGTGTAAATCTGCCTTCTTTGAATGTACTCAAACATTCTGTGGCGATATATACTCGACTGATCTGTGCATTGGCAGCGCCAACGGCAGTGCCGTAACTGTCAACTGCGTTGGGGTTGGCCAAACCTGTGCTGAGATTGTAGTCGGTTGGTTTGTTGAATGCCACTTCAAACAAAATCTGTTGGCTGTCAAAGTTTATGGTTCCGTCGGCCAAGAATGCTCTGTACCTATAAGGATTGTCCTTGAGGAAGCCAGCAAATCCTTCGCCTTGTTGCAACCATGCTGGATCGCCAACTATGGTCATGTTGCATTCTTTGAGGTCTGTGGGACTGAACAGTTGATCCATGGCAT